GTAGCACCTACTTTTTATTCTTATTAGGATTGTACTTCTCTTTATTAATAGGTTTCAATTTACGCATCATTAATTCGATTTGCCCTAGAAGCAATTCTGCATCATCTTCTGGTATCGGCTCGCCATCATAGGATAGAGGACCGTTAGCGCCGCTTAAAAGTTTTTCACGAATACTTTTCATATCTCTTGCAATATCTCGTTCATCTTGAGGTGTAATGCTTAGACCTGATAAGTCTTCCTTGCCGGACATTAAATAGTCCATGCTAATGCCGAAGTATTCACATATTGCTTTCGCAGTCTTCGGGGAACACTCAGAACCCTTGCTTTTCCAGGTGCTTATTGTAGAGGAATTGATGCCAGTATCCTTGCAGAAGCGATAAGGTGTTATTCCTCTTTCTTGACATAGTTTTTCAAATATTTCATACATACTTTTCCCTTTCTAAAATTATCTCGGAAAAACGAAATAAAAGTATTGACAAATTCGGTATACCGAGGTATAGTATGTACATACCTCGGTAACACGAGTCAACTCATTCTTGACACGAGATAATTCGTAATAATGATATATTTCGCTTTGACAAGATAAATATATCACTAAACCGAAGTAAACACAAGTATAAATAACATACAAAAAGGAGGGATATTTTTGTCTAAAATGTATACCTGTGATGAAGTTGCAGAGAGATACAAAGTCAAGGTTATCACAGTATGGGAATGGATTCGCAAGAAAAAACTTAATGCAATCAAGCTAGGGAGGGAATACCGAGTTTATGAGGAAGATCTTATTAAGTTTGAAAATGAGCGGAAAACCATTCCGTCAAAATAATTACCACAACAACAGTCCAATAAGTAGGACAGAAAAATAGTCCCAAGTGCTGGAACACTCAGGACTATATGGGTTATATGAGTTCAAAAACTACATTGCCGCTTATATAAGTACGGCTGATAACTATATAACCTTCCGCTTCAAGCTCATTGATAGCAACTTTGGCGGTTGCATCGGAAAAACCATTTTTGATTAGGTAAGAATTTGAAAATTCTGTTTTTTCCGTATTGGCTTGAAGAATCTCTAAAGCTTTCTCAGAAAGAGAAGTCATATATGCCACCCCCTTCTAAAGGCGAGATTTTCCTTTGAAAGCCTTTCCGTATGATGTGGCATAAAAATTTTAACATTTTGATAAGCGAAAATCAACTTAGAAACATAAGAAAGGCGAAGTAAAGACAGATTAAGAAATGTAAGCAAAAAATAATATGAAAGGAGAGATATAGGATGAATAAAAGAACAGAAATAGAAATCCTCCGCCAACAGTTGGAGTTGTTAACAGAGGATTCAAAGAACACGTACCCAGCCACGAACGCATTGAGCAAGAATTCAAAGGCTATGGTTCTAATTAGCAAAGAATTATTCAAAAGAAAATGCTTTGCCGCCATGCTCTTTATCGCATTTTGTTATCTTATCAAACGCTTCGCGATACATGGCAAGTAATTTTTCGGGAGAATCTCCCGGAGTCGCATTTTTCTTTACATAAAGCAAAGAAAGTTCTTCGTAAAGAGACATACGCACGAAACCACCTTTCTTATATACTCGGACGTTGCAGCGTCCTGTAAGGAGATTGTACCATGTGCGTAAGAATAACAAAAGAAGGGAGAGATAGAAAACATGTTTCATAGAAGAAATAAAGTAGCTGTAGAAAACAGTTACAGAGCACCTATATATCCTGCACCGCAAGTTGGATATGCAAGTTCTACAACCATTCAATCTGATCGGGTTTTAGTTCAATTTTCTGTGCCTGACCACGAGTGGAATGAACTTGAAAATTCAAAGAAGTGGAAAGGCTTTGTAAAACGTCTTGAGGAATGTCAAAGAGAACAAATCCGGAACAAGCACTTAACTGGGCAATGTCGACAGGGAATTTGAGGTCAAATTCAAAATACCGATGAACAATTTTAGAAAGGAGTAATGGAGAGTGAGCCAACGCTTAACAGTAAAAGAAGCCGCTGCCGAGATTGGATGCAACGTGGAATACCTCAGACGGCAGATGAAAACCGGGCGATGGGATCTCGGAAGCGTGATAAAGCCAACCTCGAAGGTTAAGAATTATCAGTATTTTATCTTCCGGGCAAAGCTGGACAAGTTTCTAGGTATCGAACCAAGAGCAGACAACGAGGAGGTGGAAAATGAAGCAGATCAGTAAAGTATTTATAGCGGTAGGGCTTGGAATTATGTTTCTTTGCGGAATGCTCGATGCGGATGGTGAAAAGTACATCTTATTATTAATCGCTATGGCACTCGGAGCTTTGGTTGCACTTATGGGAGTTGCGATTATGGATGTGGAACAGACACGAGAGAAAAAGCGGAAAGAGAAGCAGAAAGCATATTTTATTCACCAGAAGGACAAGCTTGACGCTGATGTTGAGTTCCTTGTGGAATTTGAGGACAAAAAAATAGCACCCTGAATGTTTTGGCGAACGCAGGTGCTATTTAACCGTGGAAATACAAAAGTACTTCTGCGTTTATTATAACACGTAGTTAAATTTTTGGAAAGCGTGATTTTATGATTTACAGGAAATGCAGAATCTGTGGATGTAGTTTAGATCCCGGCGAAGGAAACATGTGTGAAGAATGCCGGGACGAGCAGTACATGAAGCAACAGCAAGAGAAAGCGGTCAGATGCATGGTTTTATCTACAGATTTTAGACAGATGGAAATGGAGGAATTTTTAAATGCCAGCAACTAGATTATGCAGAACGGATGCCGGAAAGTTAATTGACGGACTTAAGGATTTATCGGCATTACTTGAAAACCTTGGTCTGGAAGATGGAAGTGTAAGACTTACGGCAGACGGAGATATTCGTGGAATATTTACCTTAGACAAAAATGTTCTGGAAATCATTATTGGAGACGACCAGAAAGAGGAAATGGTCAGGTACCGTGTTTAAGTCCGTGGAGGTAGGAAATGTACAGTGATTACATACCGGACAGTCTCGATATGCTCGAAGAGTACGAGAGGGACAGAGAACGCCGCCACAGATTATATGAGAAACAAGCCAGACGTGAAGAGATGGCAGATATTGAATCAGAGGAAGAGAGGATAAAAGAAAGATGGAAGAATTTGAAAATTTAATTGTGGAAAAACTTATGTCCACTGAAAGAGATGGAATGAAAGATTTAATTGCAGCCATGAAAAATGATGGATTTTTTGCGGCTCCGTGTTCGGGTTCTAACCATTTGGCAAAAGAGGGCGGTTTAGCAGAACATAGTTGGAATGTCCTCGGAATCATGCAGGATATGTCATTTTTATTGGCGGAAGGATCGGAAGTTTTACCGGATGAAACACAGAATGCCATTATCATTTGTGCTTTGCTGCATGATCTTGGAAAGATGGGAGATTATGGAAAACCAAACTATGTACCTAATATGATCAAGAGCCGTAAAAAGGATGAAAATGGAGAATATCCATTGGTACAGTCAGAAGCAAAACCATATGAGATAAATAAAGAACTTCTGTATATTCCGCATGAAGTGAGAAGTATTGCGATTGCTGAAAGATTCATCAAGCTTACAGAGGAAGAAGAGCAGGCTATCCTTTGGCATAATGGACTGTATGGATCGTTTAAATATGATATTTCCGGTAAAGAAACGCCGTTGTATCTGTTGTTACATTTTTCTGACATGTGGGCAAGCAGAATTGTGGAGGAGAAATAATGGAATTTAGAGCTTTAACAGAAAAAGAGATTGATGCCAGAGTGGCGACCGTAAATGAGAAAGGTTGCAGCCTTTTACTTTATAAAGATGCCAGATGTGATATGCGCATTCTGGACGAATCTGTAGGATCAGAGAGATGGCAGAGAAAACATGAGTTAATTAATGGAAATCTCTTTTGCAATGTAGGTATTAATTTTCCGGCAGAAGACGGCGATCATTGGGTATGGAAGCAGGATGTAGGAACTGAATCATATACGGAAAAAGAAAAAGGACAGGCATCGGATTCTTTCAAGCGTGCTTGCTTTAACTGGGGAATTGGAAGAGAACTTTACACTGCACCATATATATGGATCCCTGCAAAGGATGTTGCACTTATACAAAAAAATAATAAGTGGAGCACATACGATAAGTTCAAGGTTGAACAAATTATTATTAAAGATGGTGAGATCGTTGCATTATCCATTAGAAATGAATCGTTGAAACGCAGAGTATTTCTTTATGATGTCAGAAAAAAGGATGTTGATAACTAATGCACGCACTTGTAAAGATTAACCAATACCGAGAGCAGAAAGACGGAACAGACTTGGTTGTATCTGTTCCAGATCTGAAGCTTGGGGACATGTTCCAAAGAAAGAAAATTAGAAATGCCGAGATCAGGTTTGATGATGGCAGGCACATATCAGCAGAGCAGAGAAAAAAAGCATATGCAACTATCAGAGACATTTCAGATTGGACAGGATATCTTCCAGAAGAAATGAAAGAGATATTGAAGTATCAGCATATGATGCGTACCGGTGATGCGTATTTCAGTCTTTCCAACTGTTCTATGGACACAGCGAGGGAATTTATCAACACGATACTGGAATTTGCCCTAGAGAACGGAATACCGCTTTCTGACAATGCAATAGAACGTACAGATGACATAGGAAGATATCTTTACTACTGCCTGTTACACAAAAAATGTGCAATCTGCGGAAAAGATGGAGAGATTCATCATGAGGATGCAATCGGAATGGGTAATGACAGGACAAAAGTAGATGATTCCAGTTATAAAAAAATCTGTTTGTGCAGAGAACACCACACACTGGCACACAGCCTTGGAGTGATCCGGTTCAGAGAGATGTATAAGGTCTATGGAATTGTTGTAAAGGATTTATAGGGTTGAAACACCTTGCCAAATGGCAGAAAGAAACCTATTCATGCAGAAAATAATATATCACGAATTATTGGAAGCCATGGTTTCCCGGTGCTTTCCATGGTGCCGGGAGAAAGGAGAAGTTTTGAATTTAGAACAGAAAACAATTACATCAGTAGAAGTTGCTGATATGGTCGGAAAAGAACATAAAGAATTATTAAGAGATATCAGAAGATATGCAAAGCAATTTGCCGAGAGCAAGATTGCGCTGGGCGATTTTTTTGAGGAAAGTACATATAAAGATAATAACAATCAGAGCAGACCTTGCTATCTGGTTACAAAGAAAGGCTGTGAATTTATTGCTCACAAGCTCACTGGTGTGAAAGGTACAGAGTTCACTGCAAAATATATCAATCGTTTTCATGAGCTGGAAGATGCAATTAAGAAACCTCTCACAGCCTTGGAACAGATTGCATTGCTGGCACAGGGAACTGTGGAGTTGGAACAGAAAGTTGAAACCGTAGAGCAAAAAGTATATTCCATTGAAAATGATATGCCGCTGTTCGGAGCAGAATCAGACGAACTTTCCGCACACGTCAGACGTAAGGCGGTGGAAATGCTCGGTGGTAAGAAATCAGAAGCTTACAGAGATAGCAAAGTACATAAAAAAGTGTTCAGCGATATCTATAATCAGCTAAAACGTGAGTTTGGCATCTACGATGATGAAGGAAAAATGAAAAGCTACAAGGCACTGAAACGTAAAGATCTTGCCGATGCGCACGAATTTATTGATTGTTACACTCTTCCGGCATATTTAGCAGAGCAGATTAATGATTGTAATGCGCAGATCAGAATGGAGGACGGTGCCGATGGAGTATAAATTTACAGTTCCTGGGCGCTTGGAAGGCTTGAACAATTATACAGCAGCCAATCGAACGAACCCATATAAGGGCGGAAAGGTAAAAAATGATAATGAGAATCACATCATGTGGTGTATCAGACAGCAGCTCCATGGTGTACATATCGAAAAGCCGGTACTGATCTATTACCACTGTTTTGAAAAAGACAACAGGAGAGATGGGGACAACATTCTCTCCTGCGCAACAAAGTTCATTCAGGACAGTCTCACAAAAACAAAGGTGCTGCAAGAAGATAACCGCAGATGCATCCCTCATTTTTATCATGATGTTTCTGTAGATAAGGATAATCCGAGAATTGAGGTCACAATCACAGAACTTACGCCGGAACAGGCGAAAATGAAATTAAGAGACTTACTTAAGAACTTGGAAACGGGGTGATTTCTTGAACTATTTAGCTGAGATAAAAGCATTTTACGACAGGCTCGAACTAAACCCGCAGCCCAACACTGCAATCGCCTTATGGCATGCGTTAATGTCCATAGCGAATAAAGCAGGGTGGCCAGATACGTTTACGGTAGCTTCGTCAGTCCTTGGACTTCGGTCTGGATTAAATGCATCAGCGTTAAAGAGAGCGAGAAACAAGCTTGCTACAGATGGGTTCATCGAATGGAAATCGCGCGGTGGGAATCTTGCAGCACAATATAAAATAAATAGTCTTGTGGTTCAAAATTACAGTAAAAATGCACCACAGTTTGAACCACAAAGTGAACTGCAAATTGCACCACAGTTTGAACCACAAAGTGAACCTATTAATAAACAAAGACATAAACATAAACAAAATACACCCCCTATATCCCCCTTGGAAAAATTTAGAGTGTTTGCCGCAGTCTATCCGAAACGGTGTACTGGTTGTCTTGTTGAAACAGAATACTGCAATGCAGTACTGGCTGGTGTACCGGAAGATGATCTGGTATTGGCCGCACAGAATTATGCAGATATATGCAGACGGGAGAAAACAGCAGAGCGGTATATTAAAAAGCCGGAGAACTTTTTACGAGAGAACTCGTTTATGCAGTACCTGAAAGGAGAGAACGATGGATCAGTTGGAAGAGATACTGGAACGCATGAAAAATCACTCAACGATCTTATGCAGGAATGCGGAGACACCGGAGACTTCCAAGGATTCTGATGTGTGTCCAATTTGCGAAGGTCGGGAGTGGATCTTGAAAATAAAAGACGGAGTTGAAATAGCAGTACCGTGTAAGTGCCGTGAGAAAGCGGTCATGTCAAGGCGGTTGCGATTCGCAGATATACCGGAGGCATTCCGTGGGATGGATCTGAGATCGTTTCGAATGGATGTGTACAGGAAGCAGGAAAGTAAAAAGATGGTGTCAGATGCCTGTAAAATCATAAAAACCTATCTGGATGATTTTGAGAGCCAGAAGGAAAGAGGCATGGGACTGTATATCTGGTCAAGGACAAAGGGAAGCGGCAAGACGAGGATTGCTGCCGGAATCGCAAATGAGCTGATGAAAAACTATGCAGTGAAATTTGCGGTGTCGCTGACTATCCTGCAAGAGATCAAGAATACATGGCAGAGAGATACAAAATACAGTGAGAATCAGCTTTTGGACGCGCTCTACACCACAGACATCCTTGTGATTGATGATTTCGGAGTGGAGAGACCAGCGGACTGGATCAACGATAAGATGTATCAGATCATCAATGAACGTTACATAAACCGGAAAGTGACTATTTTTACGAGCAATGATCCGTTGGAGACACTACAGTATGATGACCGGATCACGAACCGGATCAAGGAGCGGACATATCAGATCGCATTTCCAGAAGAATCAGTCCGGGATCATATCGCAGAGCGGATGCAGGAGGAAATCATTGAAAAAGTGATAGCGAGTGGGAATATAAAATAAAAAATTAAAAGGAAGGTGGACAAATGCATAGCGTACAGCAGAGAAAAAGGGTGATTCCATTGAGTGTTTATAAGCAGGAATTAGCAAAATGCCAGTTAGGAGATAATATCGCGAATCACATGGGATATATTTTTACAGCCATTTTGTATGACAAGTTTGATATGACGTTTAAGCAGGTCACGAATTTTTATAGCAAAACCGTTGAGCGTCGGAAATCTTGGCAGGACGATGATGACGAAGCGGTAACGAGCGAGAGCATGATGGCATATTGCCGTAAAAAGAAAATTGATGTGGTCAAGTGGGTAAAATCAATCCCAATGTCACAAAAATTGTATATGGCAGATATAAAAAATGGACGGGCAGTGCTTGGCGCAGATCGGAATATCGAGAGCGCGCTTGCCTCCACAATGTATCTGACTATTCCGACATTAAAAGATTCTTACCGTTTCTCAAATGCCAAAATCGAAGAATTTATGAATTGGGTTGCCTATTACATTGATTCCTATTGGCGCAAGCAGCCAAAGAGTAAGGAACACTATCTGACGGATGAGATTATTCGGAATCAGTTTATTGAGGATGAAAATTGGGATATTGTAACAGGAAAAGCGGTGAAATAAGGATTATTAACATGGGAGAGATGACAAAGACAAGCGTAAAATACTGCCGGAAATGTAAATATTCGTACAATCACAGCCAGACAGAGATTATGCGTGGATATTATTCAAAGACCGGATTAAGGCGTGGATGCCCGATTGGGATGTGCGACAAGTTTGAGAAGAAAGGCAGAAAGAGAAAGGTGAAGTTGAAATGACGGATGAAACCAAGCAGGAGATAGGAGCGGCATTGATGTTGTTAAAAAATACACTGATAAGAAACGGTGTAAGCATAGCACTTGTAGGAAGTGAAGATACCGGAAAAGACGATGGATGCATTATGTTTTTTTGATACCGCAGAGTATTGTCGCACCGGGAAATTTAAAGGGATATCTGTTAAAACAATAGATTTAGTGAGATAGGAGAAAAATAATGTATGGAGATTGAAAAGAGAATTTATCCAGCATATGCCTTTACTGAAAATGAGAGAGAAAAGTCAATCATGAACAGCACAATTTATAAAGAATTAAAGGAAAAATACAGAATTTCAAGATATAAAGTTGATAATCTTGATGATTATGATATTGTCTTAGACTGTAAACCTGATATATATCGTTCGACATATAAGGTTATTAAAAATAACACGCAATTATCCGACTTAGAACTGGCATTAATTTGCGATGATGGAAGCCTTTGCTTTGGGTACAGCAGACATGGAAATGAGTTTTACATAAATGAGGATTAGATTTTGCGAGGTAGAAATATGATGGAGTGTATGAAAAGCATGGCGAAGAAGTCACAGGACGAGCCGGTAGAAATGGAAAATGAGCGTATGAAAGTTTCTCACTTAGATATTATCGTAACAATGATAGACAAAAAGCCATATTACGAAATCAAGTACAAGGAAATCGGATCGAATCATTATAGCGTTGGCTACAGCTCATACAAGCTGGAAAATGTTTTATCTTGGAGAGACGAGTGTTTTGAGGTCGTGGAGAAGCCACAGACCAATGCAGACCGGATCAGAAGCATGACGGATGAGGAACTGGCGGGACTTCTTAAAGAAGTAAAAGAAGATTATCAGTGGGCGAATCCCGACTATCCAGATTGTGAGGATTGTGGTGAATGGTTGAACTGGCTCCAGTTAGAAGCAGAATAGGAGAGAGCATGGAGAGATTAACGACAAATAAAAGCGTGGCTGACATGTCGATGATCGAGCTGGCACATAATAGCTGCTATGCAGATGATGAGCGCAATGCCAGATACAGAGATTACGATATGGAAATGGATGCACGAGATTTTACCAGAAACCTCATGGCCACATTAACAAAAGATGAATTGCCAGTAGATGACGCAGAGTTTGACGAGGAAATATTGGACAATTTAACGATAGATCCGTTTTCAGATGTCCGTGGTCTGATTGCCTTGTTCTACCGTAATATGTGGTCAATGGCAGATTTGAGAGAAAAGCTGAAACGTTATGAGGATGCCGAGGAGCAGGGATTACTTCTGCGGTTGCCGTGTGGAATTGGCTCAGATGTATATATAATTCCTAGCAAAGTCAATTGTGAATTAAATATTTTAAATCTGCACCCGGAGAACAACAAAGTTTATCATCAGAAAGTAGCCTTGATTACTTTTACAGAAAAAGGATGGTACATGGAGTGTGATAAGGATCGAGAATATGCTACAGACCGAATCCTGCCAGAAAAAATGTACAAGGAAACCTGGTTTTTATCACAAGAGGATGCCGAAGCCAAGTTGAAAGAAATGGAGGAAAAGGATGGAAGATAGATATTTATTCCGCGGAAAGTGCATTGATGACGGAGAATGGATGTCTGGTAGTTATTATGAACTTGCAGGAAGACCGCTTATTTTTAAACCGGTTTTCGCAAGTAAAAAAGCTGTTTACGAGATAGACCCATCAACTATTTGCCAGTGCACAGGACTTAATGATAAAAGCGGCAGACGGATTTTTGAGAATGATATTCTTTCAGGGCATATCGACGTTGAGTTTCCAGAAGATGAGACGAGAAAGTGTGTCGTGTGGCATGAAAACGGATGGTGTACGAATGAGCCGGGCTGTGATTACTACGAGGAACTGGATGATTTTGATTCAGAGAATTTTGAAGTGATCGGCAACATAATTGACAACCCGGAGCTGTTGGAGGTGTGAAATGACAGAGAATGAAGCAATTGAAGTTTTAAAAGATTTTGGCAAGCAGGTGTCAGTGAAAGCAGATGGAGCGTATCAAAGCACTATTGGAGAAAAGGCTTGTGATATTGCAATCAAGGCACTGAAAGAAATCCAGAAATACCGGAAAATCGAAAAAGATTTGAAGGAAAATTATCATGCAAATGTAGACATCCCCTTGTTAATGAAGCATTTTATTGAAACAGTGTTCAAAGGGGAAAAGCATGAGGGCTTTTGCATTCTGACAAATGAGGATAAAGAAGCATGGGAAGAGTACAAGGCAATCGGTACACCGGAAGAATGCCGTGCGGCTATGGAGAAACAGACAGCAAAGAAACCAATGCATGTAACGAATAGTTATTTTGGATATCAGAAACATAAAGAACATGTTGGTTATTGTCCAGATTGTGGGCATCAAGTAGAAGAACCTTATGGATGTCCAAATTGTTTAAGAAAAACTGATTGGAGTGATGAAGAATGAATGAAAGCCTTAAGCCATGCCCGTTCTGTGGTGGAAAAGCAAAAATTAAAGCAGTTATAAAATCTTACGGTTTTACAATTTGGTGTGCATGCGAATGTGGAGCACGAACAGAGGGATTTTGCCCAGAAACGAGCAAAGAGGATGACACGATGGAGCATATCGATGAGTGTAAGAAAAGAGCCATAAAAGCATGGAACAGGAGGGCGAACGATGGGAAGACTGATTGATGCGGATGTTCTGATGGCTGATGTCAGGAACACAATAACAGAGGAATCTGGCGCAATTGATTGGATAAACCTGATTAATCGTCAGATGACAGCTTACGACACTGACAAAGTTGTAGAGCGGTTGGAAGAAGTAAGACAAATAAACGCATCAGCAAATGCAGAAGCGATTGAAAGAATGTGCGGAGCATCAGCAAATTATTATAAAGGTGCAGAATGTGCATATGAAAGAGCAATCGAGATTGTGAAAGGCGAGTGTGCCACAGAACAGTCATGCGAGTGGAAACTTGAAGATTTAGAATCAAACCTTTATGTAACAGGGTGTGAAAATCGGCAGTTGATATTTGAAGGCACGCCAGAAGAAAACGGCTATAAGTATTGCCCTTACTGCGGCAGAAAGATAAAGAGAGGTGGAGCGGATGGCGATTAAACCGATTTTATTCAACACAGAAATGGTTCGGGCAATTCTGGACGGAAGGAAGACTTGCACCAGGCGTGCGATAAAGCCACAGCCGGATGAAAAGCATAAATTCCCACTCGGTTTTGTTACCGACAGTACAGAAAAGAAAAAGGCAGGATGCTTTGGATTTGGCATTGATGAATACGGTGGTTCTATTCAGTATGCAAAGCCGCCATATCAGCCGGGCGATATATTGTATGTTCGGGAAACATGGCAATGTTGGCGAGCACACCGATACGAAGCAACTGCTGACATAAGATTCAGAGCAGGCGGAGATGATGTGAGGTTGCAATTTGCAAACGGAAATACAGATTCTATAAACCGATTAGATTATGACACATTTGTACATAAATGGTTCAGTCACTATGGAGAGTGGAAACAATCATTATTTATGCCGAAAGAAGCGGCGAGAATCTGGCTGAAGGTGACGGATGTACGGGTGGAGCGGTTGCAGGATATGACAGACGATGATGCAGAAGCAGAGGGATGTTTCGATTATACATCAACAGCACTTGGTTTTTTTGATGTATGGGATTCCACCATCAAGAAATCCGACCTTGACCGCTACGGATGGAATGCTAATCCGTGGGTGTGGGTAATAAAATTTGAACGGTGTGAGAAACCGGAAAGAGTGTAAAAATGAGCAATGTAGAAATAACAGCCTTGGAGACAATCAGAAAAGAAATACAGAAGCTAAGAGATAAATATCAGACCAAAGCAGAAAAAGAACGTGAAAAGGTAAATGAGATTTTCGTGACGATCAAAGGCGAAAAGTGTTATTCAAATGATGACATCTTCGGCTGGTACGAAGCTGGATATATCAATTCCAGACAGTACGATAAATACCGGGACAATCTGGAAGCGAAAAAGAATGCCGCCGGAGAGGTTGATAATAAGACGAAAAGCGAAATGATTGTAAAAATTTTATCTACCATGAGCAGGAATTTAAACGCAGAAATCGCAACGATCAAAGAGGAAGAAAACGAAAAGGAAGAAAGTGAGGATTAAATTTTATGAACAAAAGGGATGTTTTAGAAATTAAAAGAAGATTTAAAAAGGAAGCCTGTACATTCACTCGTATGTGCGGCTGCTATGTAGACGCTGACCATAATAAGATCACAAAAATCGGGGAGACATTTTTGAATCTGGATGATGCAGAGTATTTTAAATATCTTGACATTGCGAAAAAGACATTGTCAGGAAAACTTGGCAACAACCTTTTAGAACTGGAATTTCCGCTTGCAGAGGAAGAAACAGGAGGAAGACAGCAGTTCTTAATGGGACTGCGCGAAAGCAAACTGAAAAATGATGATCTGCTTGATACTTTTTACGACATGATCATTGACAGCTACGATTACGTTGGAAATTATCTGATCCTAATTTTTCACGATGCCTATGATGTCATGACCAAAACTTCAGACAATGACAAGCTGGATGAATCCGAGGAGGTTTATGAGTATCTGCTGTGCGCAATCTGTCCGGTGAATCTGACAAAGCCGGGGCTTGGTTACCGTGAGGACGAAAACCGCATCGAATCACGAATCAGAGACTGGGTTGTCGGGATGCCAGATACAGGCTTTATTTTCCCGGCATTTACAGACCGAAGCACAGACATCCATTCCGTTATGTTTTACACAAAAGACACCAGAACCCCACACCGGGAGTTTATGACCGCTGGACTTGGTTGTGAGGAAAAGCAGACATCAACAGAAAAGAAGATTACATTTCAGAAAATCATAAATGATGTCATAGGAGATGATGACGATGGACACCTTGCCGCCTCAGATGCAGTCCACAATTTACTGAATGACGTTTTGGTTGAAAATCGGAATGAAGATCCAGACGAGGAAGCAATTGGTGTCGAGCTTACGAAGGACATTGTTAAAAATTGTCTGGATGAGATAGGGCTCGACGATAAGAGTAGAAACGTGTTTATCGAAGCCTGTGAAGAAATGCTTCCGGAGCACACGCTTGTCGATGAAGTCGTAGACGAAAAGGCAGTTGCAAGAGCAAATAGAAGAAAGCTTGTTTTCGAAATGAAAGAACTGTAATCGCAGCCGCAAACAGATTGCAGGATGTGTATTCAGACGACAGTGGACTCGTGGAAGACATCAGAAAAATGGTTTAAGAAAATTAGAAAGGAGCCGGAACCTATCCGGATAAAAGGCGCGCCGGGTTCCTTTCAAAAAAATGATTAACGGAGAATTGATAGTGGACAACTTCGCAGGTGGTGGAGGAGCTTCCACAGGAATAGAAATGGCAACAGGATACAGTGTTGATATTGCAATCAATCATGATCCAGAAGCTATTAAGATGCACAAAGCTAATCACCCAAACACAGAGCATTACTGCGAAAATGTGTGGGCGGTGGATCCTGTAAAGGCTTGTAAAGGGCATCCTGTCGGACTTGCCTGGTTTTCCCCAGATTGCAAGCATTTCAGCAAGGCAAAGGGTGGAAAACCAAAAGATAAAAATATCAGAGGTCTTGCATGGGTAGCCTTAAGATGGGCGGGGCTTGTAAGACCAAAGGTTATCATGCTTGAGAATGTAGAGGAATTTAAGACATGGGGACCGTTGAACAGAGGGCACCATCCTATAAAAGCAAAACAGGGAAAAACATTTGAGAAATTTGTTCAGCAGCTTACAGATCTAGGATATGAGGTACAGTTCAAGGAGTTGGTAGCAGCAGATTATGGGGCGCCAACCATGCGTAAGAGATTTTTCATGATCGCAAGGTGCGATGGCAAGCCAATTGTCTGGCCAGAGCCAACGCATGCACCTGCAGATAGTGAGGAAGTCAAGAAAGGATTGCTCAAACCGTATGTTGGAGCATACACGCAGTTGAATTTTTCCTTGCCCTGTCCAAGTATCTTTGATACTTCAGAAGAAATAAAAGAAAAATACGGAATCCGGGCAGTAAGACCACTGGCACAAAAGACGATGGACAGGATTGCAAGAGGACTGAAAAAGTTTGTGCTTGAGAACCCGGAACCATTTATTATCCAGTGCAACCACGGTGGCGAACGTAGACCGAACGACATCCGAGAGCCGATGCCTACAATCACCGGAAAGCATGGTTACGGGATTGTGGAACCATACATGGTACAGTGCAAATACAATAATGAGGCGCAGGACGTTCAGAAGCCAATAGGGACTCTTACGACAGTTGGCAGCCACTTGTTAGTTGAGCCATATATGGTACAGATCGGGCAGACCGGGTTCACAAAGGATCGGAGTAAGGATGTACGGGAACCCCTTACAACGATTGTGAGCAAGAATGAACATTGCCTTATCAGTCCAACTCTGATTCAATATCATTCCGAGACGGCACAGGGAGAAGTCAGAGGACAGACGATTAAAGATCCGATTATGACCGTGGATGGTTCGAACCGATACGGATTGGTTACATCATTTTTGAGCAAGTTTTATAAGAGCGGCACAGGACAGAATTTGCGCGAGCCGTTACATACAATCACAACATCGCCTGGACATTTTGGAGAGGTCAGGGCATTTTTAATCAAATACTATGGTGAGGGTACAGGACAAAATATAAAAGAGCCGCTTGACACGATAACATCAAAAGACCGTTTCGGACTTGTGACGATAGAGGGTGTGGATTATCAGATCGTAGATATCGGGCTGAGAATGTTAGAGCCTAAAGAATTATATGGATGCCAGGGATTCCCGGATGATTACATCATTGACCATGACTATACCGGCAAAACATACCCGAGAAGCGAACAGGTACGAAGATGCGGCAATGCAGTATGCCCACCGATCCCTGCAGCATTGGTAAAGGCAAACTTACCGGAATTGTGCGTTGCTGAACGGATGCCGAATATGCAGATCGAAGCAGATCAGACCGGTCAACTTAGATTTGCTTAATTCGGAGTTGAGTTAAATTGAGTTAAAACAAGATATGTGAGTTAAATTAGAATTTAAGGGAGAAATTATATGAGTAAATTTGAAAAGCAAAAACAACCATGTTGTATATGTAAGGGGCATAAAGCCAATGAACCATTTGAAATTAGAGATGATTTTGGTGTCTTATATAAAACATCGCATATCTCTAACTGTCCTTATTGTGGCAGATTTTTAACAGAAAATTATAGCTAAACTGAAAGAGGGGTATGAAATGTCAAGATGCATAACATATCAATCCGGTGGATTCACAAATTACGGCATCAGCTATCGGAAATACAGTCAGGAAGAATTGGAGGAAAGGAAAACTATGTGCACAATGGAATGGAAAGAGGTTGAACCAGAACAAAGTGATTGGGAAAAACAAGTAAACATAGTCGCTTATTACGGAAGTGTCACTATTGGAAGTATCGTTTACTGCGGTGATGAGATAGGATGGCAGTCCGTGATCGATGGTCGCATGGATTTCATGCAAGCAAAATCCTTAGAAGATGCAAAAAGGGAAATGATTGATATACTGGACAATCATTGTACTGATCAGATTAACTATTATGAGGAACTGCGAGAAAGCATTGAAGAATTAAACTGAACATTTCCAAAATGGAAATAGCTGAAAATTAGAATTTAGTGGAGGTAACAACATGAAAATTCCAAAGAAAATTCAGAATATCATCGACAGACGAGAAAGGTTAGCAATGGAGTTGCTGGATGTGTGTGAGAAATTGGATTCATGGCTTGAAAAAAATGGTGCAGACTTAACTGACTCTGATATTGCAGACAGCACTATTAGCGGTTGCATGATTTATTGTGAGCCTGAAAATGCAAAAACTGCTGTGGAAGAATATATTAGGAATTGCATGTAAAGTTAGAATTTATTGGAGGATGCAAAAAATGAAAAATGGAATTCACGGAAACAGAGAACAGCTTGATGAATTATCAGTGAATAGGATCCTTGGTGAATTATATGATAAGGCGAAAGCTGAAAATGATGGGAAAGTTCATATAAGAGAAATTGAGGACGGACATGTTGGAGATACTATAGAACTTTATTAATAATCACTTAAACTGAACTTTAACGGATTAAAACGGAGGTAGAAAAAAGATGGCTAACTTTTATAAGAGTAATGATGTAGACATTGATTTTTCAGAGGAAGAAAAGGAAATATTAAAAAAAGCAAGTGAAATTCTGAACGATTTAGGAACAAGACTTTGGCAAGACGACTATGAAGAAGAGGGTGTTTTCTTTTCTGATTTAGGTGGCGGAATTGAAAACGCATTAGAGGGAGATTATCAGATGCCATAGAATAAAAATTAAAACTGAATATTGAGATTTTTGCCGGCTGAAATATGCCGGTAAAAACTGTAGTACATTGATAATTGAATATTGGCGGTTGGAGTGGTATAATCTCGATATCTTGTCATGGAGGAACAGTTTGCAAATGTACTATGTAGGATTTTTAGATATTCTTGGATTCAAAAAAATTGTATGCGAAAAAGAAGAAAAAGATATTTTAAATATATTTGAGCAGATTCAGTGTATTATTGATAATTTGAAAAAAGAATTTGACATAGTTCCTATTTTCTATAGAATTATGTCAGATAGTATAGTTGTTGCCTGTGATGATTCAATCCCTCCCGCATTGACAGTTGTATTATATTGCTGTGGGAAGATACAGGAACTATTGTTGGCAAATGGTATTTTATTAAGGGGTGGAGTGTCACATGGAAAATTCTACTATAATGAAGCGATTATGTATGGCAAAGGACTAGTTTCTGCGTATGAATTGGAAAACAATATATCGAAATATCCAAGAATTGTAGTCGATACCTCCTCAATCATAGAATATAAGAGTAAAATGAAAGATACAGATGTATATTTTGAATTATTCAATTTACTTGAGAAGGATACACAAGATATCTATTATATAGATACTGCATTAATGTATTTACATGATATTTCCCAAAAGGAACTCATATACAGAATAAAAAAAATAAAAGAATTATTAGAAAAAAATTTACTTAATATTAAGTTACCGCTGAATGTGAGAGAGAAGTACATTTGGATTAAAGATGAATTCAATGATTTTATGAAAAGAAATCCACAGTATTCGAGTTATCAAATTAAAATAGATGTTAAATAATTGTTCGATACCAACCGTCAATATTCGATGGTTGGTAAATTTTATAGATATATATAGGTTGTTTTAGAGGAAGGAATAAAGATTGTAAAATGGATATCACCCAATTCTTTAGTGAAGATAGTGTTGTATGGCATATTGTTGAATTTTTAGCACCATTTTTAATTTTAATAATAACGTTACATGATGAGAGAAAACAAACTGCCAAATATAAGAGGCAGGAGATAAAGTTGCAATATTTGAAAGAATGTATTAGTTGGCTGAGCGAATTAGAAATGTTAGCGTATATTGTTTCAGATAAAGCTGCTGAGTGCGTATACACATTCGATACAGAGAAGTTTATTACAAATCATAGGGAATTTAACCGGGAAGCAAATGCAATGATGGAAAAATGTTTAGCAGGAATAGGGACATATAGTAGCGTGTCAAAAGCATTATGTATAGAATTTGACCCAGAAGAGATTAGACATTTAACCGGGAAATTTATGAGCAATCTGCGTGAAACATGCAAAGAGAGCTGCGGGGAACAGGAAGGACAGCAGGTAAAAAAGATAAATAGTAGCACAACAGCATTTCAAAAAGAGATAAGAAATAAAATTTCCTTAGTAGGAGAAAATGTATCAAAACTATTAAAAGATGAAAAGTAAGACTATGTATGATATAATAGTTATATAAGTTAGCGCCATTGAGCCGAATATTAGTCATTAATTTGATTGATGTCCGGCTCTTTTTATTTGTGTGATAGGAGAGGAAGTGAGATAGTGGAGAATTACGAGAAAGCAGAACAGGATTATATGGCAGGAATGAAATATAAGGATATAGCGGAGAAGTACGGAACCACTATCAACACTGTCAAGAGTTGGAAAAAACGGTATGCATGGAGTAGAGGAGAGGGTGCACACAAAGAAGAAAAGGTGTGCACACAAAAAAGCAAGGGTGCACCAAAGAAGGAAGCACCTATAGATGATGGCACGAAAGCAACATTACAGAATGATGATCTGACGCCGGAACAGCAGATGTTTTGTATATATTACAGTAGGACATTTAATGCGGCGCAGAGCTATCAGAAAGCGTATGGATGTAGTTATGAATCAGCGATTGCAAACGGTTCACGATTGCTAACAAATGATAAGGTTCGAGCGGAAATTAAACGTCTGAAAGAAATCAAACGCCAGCAAATAGTAGCCGGTGCAGATGATATTGTGGAATTACAGATGAGGATTGCTTTTGCAGATATCGGTAATTATATGTCATTCGGACAGAAAGAAATCACTGATCCAGAAACAGAAGAAACATATATGGTCAGCACGGTCGATTTGAAAGAATCTCAAAACACGGATACACAGCTCATCCAAGAAGTTAAGCGTGGAAAAGATGGAGTTTCGGTGAAACTGGCAGATAAGCAAAAGGCTATTGACTGGCTGTCGAAGTATTTCCTCGTACATCCAGATGATAAATATAAAGCAGAATTTGATAAAAAGCGTGCCGAAGTCAGCGACAATTCTGGAGCACAGATTTTACAGAATATGCAGACGATAGCGGACATCTTGCAACACCCGGTAGCAAACCGGAGTATATCTGATCTGGAAGAAGGTGATGCGGATGAATAAACCGGCACCATTAAGCCAGAGACAGTATGAGTATATGCAGCGATGCATGATTAGCTGGTTCAATGTGGCGGAAGGTGGAAAGCGAGGCGGTAAGAACGTGCTTGCAACGATGATCTTCTGTTCCCTGCTTGAAACGCACAAAAACAAGATACATCTGGTAGCAGGCGTATCGAATGCGACCGCAAAGCTTAATATCCTGGACTGTGACGGATATGGATTGCTCAATTACTTTGAGGGCAGACACCGCGAGGGAAAGTATAAGGATCGTGACTGCGTTTATGTTCAGACCAAGACTGGGGAAAAGATTGTGCTTATATCCGGTGGAGGTAAGGACGGAGATGAGAAGCTTATTAAAGGTAACACCTATGGCATGGCGTATGTCACGGAAGCAAATGAGTGTCATCCGAAGTTTTTGAAAGAAGTCTTTGACCGAACGATGTCAAGTTCCGACCGTAAGATATTTCATGATCTGAACCCGAAAGAGGAAGAGCATTGGTATTACACAGAGATACTTAAATTCCACGAGAAACAGCAGGAGAAAAATCCAGATTACGGATATAACTACGGACACTTCACTCTGGTGGACAATATGAGCATGACGGATGAGCAGATCAGAAAAGTTCTTAGCACCTATCAGAAAGGCACAGTATGGTACAGGCGAGACATTAAAGGTGAGCGTGCTGTTGCAGAAGGAATCATTTTTCGGAAGTTTGCAGAGAACAATGAACCATATCTGTATGATGAGGATACAGATCCACTGTTTGAACGTGATATAGAGGGCAAACTGCTACACCGCCCATCAAAAATTACGATGGGTATAGACTTCGGTGGAAACGGATCCATGACAACCTTTGTGCTGAAGCTTTACTTCCACGGATATCATGATCTGAGGACGGCAGAGGAGGCAAACTTGGAACTGTCACCAGACATTGATGCGGAAGCGATATGCAGTAAGTTTATAGAGTTTTTCAAATACTGCCAGGGAAAGTACGGATTTATTGACTGGGTATTTCCAGACAGCGCAAGCACAACGATGATAAACAGCCTGCGGAGTGCTGCGAGAAAAGCAGGACTGCCATACCGGAATATTAAAGGTTGTAGGAAGAATGAAGTATCAGACAGACCACGGACGTATGACATGCTGATGAATACCGGAAGGTGGAAGATAAACCGGAATTGCACAAAGCTACGAAGTGCGATCGGTAAGTTGAAATGGGATCCAGACCACCCGGACATACCAGAGGATAAAAACATCGGAAACTGCAATGACTGGTGGGATGCGGAGAACTATACAATTTTGGATTTTATTGAATATGTTGATCTTGACAGAAGATAGGAGGAAGAGATGGAGGATTGTGTAAAAGCATTTTTGAATAAAAAAGGATACGATGTAAATGATAAGGCATTAACGATCATTCATGCATGTGATGACTGGTACGCGAACCGATTGATAAGTGATTTCCATAAGCGAAAAACAATCAATGGGATACCATATGAGCTTACAAGACTGAATTTTGCAAAAAGATGCTGTTCTGATGACGCTAATCTCTGTGAGGTGCTTGAGATCAATGCAGGAGAAGGGGAACAAGCGGATTTTGTAGCAAAGGTGCTTGCTGGCAGTAATTTCAACACGCAATACCGTAAACAGTTAGAAAAAACCTCTGCGGATGGTACAGTAGCCTGTTATATCCGCTTGGACAATGCAACGATTATGGATGATTCTTCTGTGAGAGGTGGAGATATTAAGCTTAATTATGTGGAAGCAGATGCGTTTACGCCACTCACTGTGGAGAATGATATTGTGGTTGAGGCGGCATTTTCTGGAAGTACACTGGTCAAGGGAAAGAAGCAGACAACACTCGTGTTATTCTTGCTTGGCGAGAATAATCTATATACTGCGGAGACACATATTTTTAATGATCGTGGAGATGAGGAAGTTGGAAAACAGACGATTGTGCAGCTTGGTGATGTGAAACCGTTTGCTGTTATGCGTGTTGCTGAAGTGAATAATCTGGATAATATGGAAGGCTACGGACTGCCTAAATTATGGAATGCAATTCCAGCACTTAAGGTTGTAGATTTGTGCTATAACGTATTGTTTAGCGATTTGGACAAGTCTGAGAAAATTATACTGATAAATGAATTACTTTGTGCTTTTGATGATGATGGAAATCCAATATTAACTCCTGAACAAAAAAAATTATTTGTATTTACAGGGGAAAAACTTCCAGAAGAGAAGGGGCTTATTCAAGAATATAATCCTGAAATCCGAGTAGAACAGATTACAAAAGCAATTGAACTGGCACTATCATTATTATCTATGTCTTTTGGATACGGAACAAAAAAATACAGCTTTGAAAATGGACAGATTAAGACGGCTACTGAGTATTTCGGTGAAAGGCAGGATGCCATGCAGGAGCTTGGAAAGCAGCGACAAGTAGCCACTGAATATATACAGGATATCTGCAGAGCTGTCATGTGGTTTTCAAATAAATATCATGATACGGCATATAATTTAGACGCAGAGATCACAATTGGTTTTGATGACTCTTATGTGGAAGATAAGCAGGCGAAACTCGAAGCGATGAGAGCGGATGCATTATCATTCCCGGAAGTGCCAATTTTAAAGGTTTGGTATATTATGGAAAAATATAATATTCCAGAGGATGAAGCTAAGAAATATATGCAATATACAGACGAACCAATTGACGATGTTGATGACTAGGGGGGATTTAAAGGGCATTATCAGAACAGCAGATAGATGTTTTATCGGATAAATACATAATTGGACTTTACCAAGATTTAGAGGATGAGGTCATAGCTGATATTGCCCGGAGAGTGCAGAAAACCGGACGATATACTGAAACAGCGGAACTTATGGCAAAATCAATGGTAGAAAATGGATTTTCTGCGGATAAAATCCGTGTAGAAGTCATGAAAATGCTTCGTGCTGATAAAGATTTTCAGATGGCGGTTGCAGAAAACACTATAGCATATAAGCGAGAGGTGCAGCAGATTATTAATAATACCATAGAATCTGCAAAGGAAGTAGGAAAAACTTTGACAGCAGAAGCCGGCGATATGGCATGGAATAATGATCTTTCTATGTGGGAACAACAGGGGGAAGATCTTACAAAGCCGAACAGCTTAAGTAAATTTATAAAGGCATCTTCTTTGCAAACATCTGGAGCACTTAGGAATCTGACAAAAACGATGGGATTTAAGAATACAGCACTTGGCACAACTGGCGTAATGGATATGTATCAGCGAGAGATGGATCTCGCACTGATTAAGGTATCTACCGGAGCATTTTCTTTTGACCAGGCAGTCAAGGATTGTGTGCATCGTTTAGCACAGAGCGGATTGAGAAGTATTGACTATGAAAGTGGAAGATCGTACCAACTTGACGTTGCTGCCAGAATGGCTGTCAGAACTGGAATGTCACAGCTATCTGGAAAAATTACGGAGGAAAATCTGAAAAACTCCAACCATGACCTTGTAATCACAACTCAGCACATGGGTAGCAGACCGGATCATGCGGTATGGCAGAATAAAGTGTTTTCTTATTCTGGAAAAAGCAAGAAATATCCGGATTTTGTCAAAGAAACAGGGTATGGAACTGTCACAGGATTAAAGGGAGCAAATTGTACGCATGATTTTTATCCATATTGGGAAGGTGCATCTATAATCCCAGAGGATATAAAAGAACCTGATCCAAGGACAATCGGTGGAAAGACCTATACTTATTATGAATCCACGCAGAAACAGCGTCAGATGGAGCGGCAGATCAGAGCGACTAAGAGAGAAATTGAAGCAATAAAAAGTATTGGCGGCGATGCACAGGATTTGCAGAATAAATTGCGTGGACAGATGGCAGATTATAAAAGCTTTTCAAAGGCTGCCGGACTGAAAGAGCGTGATAACCGACTTAGATTGGTTACTGGAACGAGTAATCTCGTCAAAACTGTTACATATCAGCGTGAAAATAAATTTGTAAGAAGTAAAAATCGTGGTATAATTAATAGTAGGAATATGGCAAACGGAATGCGACAGAGTCCATTTGTTGTATTAGAAGATGAACAAATTGAAAAAATACAGCAATATGCAAATGAATTGGATATTCCAGTAGATATTCTTAGTTTTAATACAGGAACGCAGACAGGTTTTGTTGATGGAACTAAAATTATCCATATAAGGGGAGATATCATACCTGATAAGGAATCAACAAACAATAGAGATTTATTGTCAGAAAAAGCAGTTTTGGCGCATGAATATTACGGACATTATATGAATGATCCATCACAGTTTAGGATTGGTGATTGGAGAGATGAATTTAGGGCGAGTTATTCTGCATCAATCAATGCGCCCGGATTAACGGATATGGATAGAAGAATGTTAATGCTTGATGCATACGACAGAGCAAAAGAAGCGGGAGTTCCTGTTAAGTATAATAAGAATGCAAGGAGGATAATTTATGGTTATGATGAATGATATAGAACGGAAAGCATTAAACGAAAAACTTAATAATCCCCAAAAAGATGTACGATGTCCTCGTTGTGGCAATATAATTAATTATGATAAAAGAGGAAATTCTATTGCTGTAGAATGTGCTACAAAAGATTGTATTTATGGAGGAATAAGAGGAATATAAAACACTATTTACAATAGAATGACTATTTTTCATTGCTAACATGCAAAAAGTGTTATATAATATCACTAGGGGTGATATATTGAATCCTAGTAGATTTATCTGGTATCCTTGTCCGAAGTGTGGGAGCCACCTTTTGGTAATCAATAAAGATACCGAGGTTAAAAATTTGCCGTGCAAATGCAAGCACTGCAAACGAGAAAGTTTAATAACGATAGCGCCGATTAGAGCCGATTAGTCAAGTCTTAAATTAGGACTTGATTGATTGGCTCTTTTTAATGCCGCGGATTGATGTAATGGCAGCATACTGGTTTCCTTAGCCAATAGTGGTGGTTCAAATCCACTGTCCGCAATTATCTGTGGGTGATTCTCCCACGTTAAACAAATCATCGTTAAAGGAGATATGAAAAAATGAAAAGAGAAGAATTAGAAGCACTTGGAATGGCAAAAGAACAGATCGATAAGGTGCTGGACATGCATCATGAGGAGCTTGATCCGGTTCAGAAAGATTTGGAAACAGCACAGGCAGATCTGACTGCTGAGAAAACCAAAACCGCGACACAGGAAACTACGATCAAAGATCTGAAAAAGGATCTGGAGGAGTATAAAGATGCCGATGTGAGCGGAATGAAGCAGAAAATTGAGGATCTTGAGAAAGATATTAAGACCAAAGATGAAACGCATCAGCAGGAGATTGCGGATCGTGATTTCAATGATCTTCTCAAAGAGAGTATTGCATCCGCAAATGGTAAGAATGCTAAGGCGATCACTGCTCTTTTGGATGTTGATGTCTTGAAAGCATCTAAAAATCAGAAAGAGGACATTGCAGCAGCAATCAAGACATTGACGGAAGCAGAGGACAGCAAAATGCTGTTCGGTGAGCCGGAACCGAAACCTGCAGGAAAAGTTGATCTTATCGGGGGAGTGAAAAAGACATCTGATGAAGGAGTTTCTTCTCTGATGGATGCATTAAAAGAAAAATACAAGCAGTAAAGGAGAATAATTATGGCATTAACATTAGCAGAAGCAAAAGTCGGTTATGCAGACAAAGTAGAACAGAATGTGATCGATGAATTTAGAAGATCGTCCATACTGCTCGATAAACTGACATTTGATGATACCATTTCACCAACAGGCGGTAGCAATCTGGTATATGGATATCAGAGATTAGAGACACCATCTACCGCAGCGGTACGTCAGATTAATTCTGAGTATTCACCAAACGAAGCAAAGAGAACCAAATGTACAGCAAGTCCGGTAATTCTTGGCGGCTCTTTCCAGATTGACCGTGTGATCGCTCAGACATCTGGTGCTATTAATGAGATGAATTTCCAGATCAAAGAGAAAACAAAAGCGGGAGCAAATTATTTCCACAATTTGGTTATTAATGGAACATCGGCATCTACTGGTACAGGATATGTACCTAATACCTTTGACGGACTTAAAAAGATTTTAACTGGAAAATCAACCGAGATGACAACTGATATTGACATTTCAACATCTGCATTATTAGACAGCAATTACAACGCATTGCTTGATGAATTAGATACATTCATTGCATTATTGGCTGCAAAACCAGATGTGTTAATGATGAACAGTAAGATGCTTACAAAGGTGAAGTCTGCGGCACGTAGAGCAGGATATTATGACAGAAATAAGGATGATTTCGGTAGAACTGTAGAGACATACAATGGAATTATTCTTATGGATGCAGGACAGTATTACAACGGTTCTACTACAGAAGATGTTGTTTCAACATCAACACCTGGTTCAGATACGTATGGTACAACTGATATTTATGCAGCAAAACTTGGACTTGATGCATTCCACGGAATTTCCGTAGATGGCAGCAAGATGCTTAAGACATACCTTCCAGATTTACAGGCACCTGGAGCTGTAAAAACAGGAGAAGTCGAGTTGATTGCTGGAGCAGTACTTAAAAACAGCAAGATGGCTGGTGTGCTGAAAGGAATTAAATTATTAGGCAAGACTGCCTAAGGAAAGAGAGGGAGCTTGATATGCCTTATATTGATTGGGAGCATTACAGCTCCCTTTATACGAATGTTCCGGAAGATGATTTTCCAGCATTTCTGCAAAAAGCATCTGTTAAACTGGATGTACATACCCATATGAGGGCGAGAAAGTTTGAAGATACTTATGACGAAGCATCGGCAACGTACTTTCAGAAGCAGGTGCATGTGCAGATACAGAATACCGTCTGTGATCTGATAAATGCACTTTATATGCAGGAATCTACTGGAATGGGAACAGGAGTTTCATCTGTCAGCAATGATGGATATTCCGAATCATATAAGATTACTACAGTTGCAGAGAAAGAATCACAGCTTATATCGATTACGAGAGGTGGTCTTTCTGGTACGGGATTGGCAGGTGCGTTATGAGTGGATTATTTACCGATACAGTTACGATTTACAACAAAATTTATGATTCAGAATGGAAAAGAACAGTTGTAAAAGGCGTACAGTGGTCTGATAAAACCGAAAAGAAAAATGAAAACGGAAAAATCAGCATTGCCCGGTACGCGTCCGTAACATTCCCGAATGGCACTTATGAGGGACTGACGCTCAATTCTGCTAATGAGGAGGATTGCATTGTGTATGGAGCAGTCGAGGACGTTGTAGAGGATGTCAAAGGGAAAAGAATTTCTGATTTGATGAAGAGATATCCAAAATCGGGAATGATACAGTCTATAAACGACAATTCCAATCGTGATTTTTGCAAAAACATTAAGGTGGTGGTGGCGTAATGCCTAATATGTTTAAATTTATCTGCGATATTTCTGCCGCGATAAAAAAACGGGGACTTGAAGAGAATGGAAGAGTGCAACAGTTTATTGATTCTGAATGTCTCCGGTTATGTGAGCCGAAGGTGCCAAAGAGAGAGAATATTTTAATTGAATCCGGTCACTTAAATACGCAGATTGGAAGCGGACAGATTAAGTATCGCACACCATATGCTAGACGATGGTATTATATGCCAGCAAATTTCCACGAAGCACCGGAACGTGGAAATTATTGGTTCGACCGAATGAAGCAGCAATATAAAAATCAAATTCTTGAAGGTGCCAAGAAAATTGCAAATGGAGGCTAAGATGACTATCTCACAATACATTGTAAAATTGCTTAGCAATTATGAGGGTTTATCAATTGATATGAACCATGTATCAGACGGGTCCGATCAGTATGGTCTTTTTAAATCACCATCCAGAGAATTAAGGGAAATGAATGACGGTAGCTGTGAGATTACAGAATATTATAATTTTATGGCGCGCCAGTCAACCGGATCCAGGTCAGAGAGAAAAGAATCTGATGAATGGTTGGAAGATTTAACATATTGGGCGGATGATTTCTCTTACACGTATGCATTTCCAGCACTTGATAAAAATAGAACAGTGACCAGATTTTCCATTACTGGAAATCCATATCCGATGGAAGCCAGTGACAAAGATACATTATATCAGATGGCGTTGTCCATCACTTATTTACGAGAAAGAGAGGTATCATAAGGGCAGAATTAACAAGATTAAAAAAACATAGAACTATTCCATTTTTGAACACTGCCGAGACATCGGTATTAACACCTTCGTGGGC